TTAAAGCAGGAGGTGAGGGATTTACAGATACTAACAAATTCCAAGGAGCATTCCCAGGATACCAATTCCCCGATTCACCTGTAATAGACAATACTTATGTAACAGGAAGCAATTTTGGAATTAAAGCCTTAGGTTATGGTGGATTTTCTTTAGCTGCTAATATTAGTGGTTCACTAACCGCTTCTGTTTCTGTAAAATACAATGTTACTTCTACTCCACCAAAAATATTGTTAGTAGATAAAATATCGAATGGGCAAGTTGTCTCAGCATCTGCTAGTGGAACTGGAGACCAAACAGGTGCTTGGCAAACTTTAACAGTTAATACATTATCTTCTAGCCCTATTGATGTTGTGTTAGTTAACGCTGATACTGATGATGCTTCTTATGTACACTTCTCTAATTTTGATTTAAATGGGTAAAATAAAATTAATACAAGGTACTATACCTTACCTATATACTACTACTCCTCAGTTAATATATGGTAGTATACCATTTGTTACTGCTCCTGTAAAAACTCTATCAGCTATTGAATCACCCCCACCACCTCCTCCATCAGGGGCGTCAATTAGTTCTATTGATAGTGTACTTAAAGCTAATATAGCATCCTTTTCTGGTGTTTCTTCAGCACAAATTGCTTCTATTGATGGAATTAATTGGAGTTAATTTGGTTCTTTTAAATTTATTACATACGTATATCTAAACATTTAAAATTTTAAAAAGTTATGGCCGTTAAAAAATCAAAAACCAATTCAAACGTTACAAAACTTACATCTGAAGAAATTGTAGAACTTAATGAACTTCGCACTAAAACAAGTGAGCTTACTTTTCAAAGAGGACAATTAGGTATCGCCGAAGATAATATCAAAAGACAACTTAACCAATTAGCTGAAAAGTTTAATGAGTTATACGCTGAGGAAAGCACAATTTCTTCAAAACTCTTTGACAAATATGGAAAGGGCCAAGTTAACTTAGAAGACGGCACTTTTACTACTGAAGAGTAATCTTTTTACAAGGGTTCGACCCTCTTTTAGATATTTATTATTGGCTTCCATCTTGTCTATGTTTTGACGGAGGAATCCATATTTATATACAACACAAATAATCTAAAAGATAATGGCCGAACAAATCGTATCACCGGGAGTATTTCAGAGAGAAACCGACCAGTCATTCATAACACCTGCTCCCGTTGAAGTTGGAGCAGCAATTGTAGGTCCTACAGTTAAAGGACCTATTGAATTACCTACTGTAGTAACTTCATTTGCTGATTATAGAAATAAATTTGGAACAACATTCGTATCAGGTTCTGATACATTAGAATTTTTTACTTCTATTGCAGTACAAAAATATTTTGCTAATGGAGGTAATAGTATATTAGTTACTAGAGTTGTTTCGGGTTCTGGTGAAGCCTGGGAATTTGCTACAAGTACTAATATAACTTCTAATCAAGGAGCTGCATCAGGTTTTGCTACTGGTGAATTAACATTTGCTAATAACTTCTTCGAAGACGAGGGGGATGAATTACAAGTAACGGTTGGCAGTACTGAATTTAGATTTATTGCTTCAGACCCTGCTGAAATTCCTGCAGATAACTCACCTGTATTCTTTGTTGCTACCGGTTCAGATGCAGAAACAGCAATTAATAATTTAGTATCTAAAATTGGTACTTCAAATGCATTAGGTGCTGGAATTACAGTTAATGATGGTACAACATTCTTAGGAATATCAGCTTCTAATGCTGGCACAGCTGGTAATTTAATTACTATAGAAACTGGTTCTGGCGGTAGTATTTCAACAGATGTATTAACCTTATCAGGTGGTACTGATGGTGTAGGAAATGTATCATTTACTTTAAAAACTTTAGGTGAAGGTATTGTTCTTAATAATTCAACTGGAGCAACTGATAATGGCTCCCAGTATGCTGATGGATCATTAGTATCAGGCTCAAAAGATAATTTAAGATATGAAATTACAGGTGTAAATACAACAACAGGGACGTTTAATATCTCTATTAGGAGAGGTGATGATAATAATAATAATAAAATTATTTTAGAAACATTTGTAGGATGTAGTTTAGATCCTAAATCAGATAATTTTATATCTAAAGTAATAGGTGATCAATATGCTACAACAACAACTCAAGAAGGACAAACTTTTATTAGAATAAATGGTGATTATCCTAATAGATCTAAATTTGTAAGAGTATCAGCTGTTAATTTACAAACACCTGACTATTTACTTCCTGATGGAAATATAGGAACAGATTCAAGCGGTAATTCATACCAATATCGATTACCAAATGTTCAAAGTGGATCTTTTTATGGAGCCACAGGTACTAATATACCTACATATGCTGGGGGATTAAAAACCTTTAATGGAATTAACAGTACTAATTCACAAGGACTTATTGCTAGTGATTATACAACTGCACTTAATATACTTAAAAATAAAGATGAATATAGATTTGCTACATTAACTATACCTGGAATGTATAATGAAAATTATTCAGGGGCAGTAGCTAGTGCTATAGAATTATGTGAAAGTAGAGGAGATGCATTCTTTATTACAGATCTTGTTAAATATAATACAGATATATCAACTGTAACTACTGAAGCCGGAGAATTAAACACTAATTTTGCAGGTACTTATTGGCCTTGGGTCCAAGTTCCATCTACTGAATTAAGTAGAAATGTTTGGGTTCCTGCTTCAACAGTAATGCAAGGTGTTTACGCTGCAAACGATAGAGTAGCCGCACCATGGTTTGCTCCCGCAGGTTTAAATAGAGGTGGATTACCTGTAGTAAGAACAGAATATAAACTAACTCAAGCCTTAAGAGATACATTATATGATAATAGAGTAAATCCAATTGCAACATTCCCCAAAGTAGGACCAGTTGCATATGGTCAAAAGACATTACAGAAAAAAGCAAGTGCTCTTGATCGTATCAATGTAAGAAGATTATTAATCTCATTAAAGAATTTTATTGGTGATACTTCTAAGAATTTAGTATTTGAACAAAATTCAACTGTAACAAGAAATAAATTCTTAAACTCAGTTAACCCATTCTTAGAATCAGTTCAACAAAGGCAAGGTTTATATGCTTTCAGAGTAGTGATGGATGAAACAAACAATACAGCTGAAGCAATTGATAGAAACCAATTAGTAGGTCAGATATTTATTCAACCAACTAAAACAGCTGAATTTATAATCTTAGATTACACAATCCAGCCAACAGGCGCAACATTTAACGACTAAAAAACTTAGGTTTAACATATTTATAACAAAACAACACGACAATGGCAATATTAAGTTCAGCAGATATGTTCTATACAGCTTACGAACCCAAGCTGCAAAATAGATTTATATTTTATATCGATGGCATACCAGCTTATCTCGTTAAATCCGCAGATAAACCAAAGTATACCGCAGAAGAAGTAGTTCTCGACCATATCAATGTAAAAAGAAAGGTCAAGGGTAAATCCGACTGGTCTCCAATCTCATGCACCTTATACGACCCAGTAACTCCTTCAGGAGCTCAGGCAGTAATGGAATGGGTTCGTTTACACCACGAATCAGTAACTGGTAGAGACGGTTACTCTGATTTCTACAAAAAAGATGTTAGATTTAATACTTTAGGACCTGTTGGTGATGTTGTTGAAGAATGGATTTGTAAAGGAGCTTATATAACCAACGCAGAATTTGGAAGTGGTGATTGGACTTCATCTACTCCAATGGAAATTAGCTTAACCATTGCCATGGATTACGCAATCTTAAATTACTAAGATTTTTTACATAAAAAATTAAGAGGTGCGTAAGCACCTCTTTTTTTTCTATATTTATATACAAACATATAAAAGTTATAATATGGAAGAAAATAAACCAATGTTTCCAACAGAGGAAGTTACATTACCCTCAAAAGGATTAATTTACCCCCAAGATAATCCTTTAGCTAAAGGTACACTCGAAATGAAGTATATGACAGCTAAAGAAGAAGATATTCTTACTAATGAAAGTTATATCAAAAACGGCACTGTAATTGATAAGTTACTTGAAGCCCTCATAGTAACCCCAATTAATTACAATGATTTAATTGTAGGAGATAAAAACGCAATTATGATCGCAGCTCGTGTTTTAGGTTATGGTAAAGATTATACTTTTACTTTAAATGATGAAGAACATACAGTAGATTTAACAGAAGTAAAAGATAAAGAAATTAAAGAAGAACATTTAATGGAAAGAGGTAAAAATGAATTCGAGTTTACTCTTCCAACAGTCCAAAAACATATTACTTTTAAAATTTTAACTCATGCTGATGAGAAAAAAATTGAAAATGAAATAAAAGGACTTAAAAAAATTAACAAAAATAGTTCAGCTGAATATTCTACTAGATTAAAATATACTATTTTATCTGTTGATGGTGATTACGAACGTAAAACAGTCCGCCAATTTGTAGATAATGGTTTATTAGCCCGAGATGCAAGAGCGCTTAGAGAATACATCAAAGAAATACAGCCTGAT